ATGGGCACGACGTTCGCGGGCGCACCGCACCACGCCGGTCCGTCCCTCGCCAACGAGGGTCCGCCGTGCCTGCCGATCGAGCCGGTCCGCAAGGAGGACCCGGACGAGTTCCGCCGCCGCATGGAGGAGAAGGCGGGCCGGCGGCGCCTGGCGCTGCGGAGCATCACCCCGGAGCCCAGGCCCGAGGTCGACGACGCGCTGCAGGCGGCGAAGTTCAGCCCGGCGCCGCGGGCGCGCGACGACCGTCGCGCCGCGCCCCGGCCGCGCCCTACGCCGGCCACGCCTCCGGCGGCACCGTCCCGGGACGAGCGGGACCGGCTGGCGGCGATCGAGGCGTACGAGCAGGGCGAGTCGATCGTCGCGCTCGCGCGGCGGTTCGGCCAGCCCGAGACGACGGTGAGGCACTGGCTGACCCGCGCAGGGGTCACCCTGCGCACGCGCAGCGAGCAGGTCGCCCTCTCGCGTCATGCCGAGCTCGGCGACCCGGTCCGCCCGTGCGCGGGCGGCTGCGGGAAGATGACCCGCCCCTCGTCGTACAAGGCCGCCGACCACCCCGACACCGTGTCCCGGTCGCGCCACGGGATGTGCGGGGCGTGCGCGAACCCCGACGCGAAGCACCGTGAGACCACCCCGGTCGAGCGGGACCACTGGGTGAGCCTGCACGTCGAGCAGGGCCGCACGGTCCCTGAGATCGCGGACCAGGTGGGTCGCAGCGAGTGGACGGTCCGGCACGCGCTGGCCAAGGCGGGCGTCAAGATCCGGTCGGGCAACGCGATCCAGGTCGAGCGACGCGCCGCCGGGGCACCAGATGCCGCACCGCCCCCGCCCGGTGCGCGCAAGGACCCGTCCATCGCCGCGCGCAACGAGCGGATCGTCGAGATGGTCCGTGCCGAGCCGCACACCCCGGCGCGCGTGATCGCGGCTCGCTTCGGGGTGAACGCGCACGTGATCGACAACGTCCTGACGAAGGCCGGCGTGCGGCGTCGGGACCTTCGCCGGGCAGCACGGCCCGCCGACCCTGCCCCGTCGCGCCCGCCGGCGGCACCCTCCGCCCCGGCACCGCTGTCCTCGCCGCCCGCGCCCGAGGTCCACCCGGACGCCACGCCCGACGTCGCCCTGCCCGCCGTCGCCGTCGTACCTGACCGGCCACGCGTCCTGACCGACCACGACCGGGACCCAAGCCCCGCTGCCGCGTACACAGCGATGCGCGCCGCGGTCGTCGACCTCACGACCGACCTGCTCGACGCGGCCGCTCATCTGGCGTCCGCCGGGACCCACCTCACCGAGCTACGTACCGCCGTCCTCGACCTGCTCGCCGCCCTCCCGGAAGGACCGACCTCGTGACCACCACCCCCGACCCCGAGACCGCAGCAGCGGTCGACCCGCCCCGCCCCGACCCCATCCGCGCCGCACTCGAAGAGCGTCAGCGCCGGCTCGCCCACGACGAGCGGGCGTACCAGCGTCAGCTCGCCCGCCTGCACGACCAGCAGGACTCCGTCACGCGCGATCTCCTCGAGGCCCAGGCACTTCTCGCCGACACCGTCGCCGCGCTCGAGCATCTGCCCGTGACGGTGGTCGCGACGTGGTGACCCTGCGCGCCACACTGCCCGACCTGCAGCCGAGCGCCGACCTCGAGCGGTACCTCGCCGCCCGGCACGACGACCCGGACGTGCGCCGATTCAACGCCGCATGCGCGGCCGCGCGGGCCGCTCGCTCGCACCACGACACCCCGCAGTCCCAGGAGCGTCACCGCGCCCAGCTCGAGCGAGCCCTGGACGTGTCCCGCACCTCCCGGAGGAACCGATGAGCACCAACATCCCCACCCTCGCGCAGGTCGAGTACCTGCGCGAGGAGGTGACCGTCTTCGTCGCCGACACCCCGGCCGGGCCGGTGATCGTGTGGTGCGACCAGGAGGGCGACTGGTGGTCGACCCGTGTCCCTACCGAGGACGACCTGGACGTCCTGCCCGCCGCCGGCACGACCTACGGCGTGTCCGCCGGGATCGACCCCTACGACCCGGCGTCCCTCGAGGACGTGATCGGCATCCCGTGGGCCGAGGGTGACTCCCGGGCGCTCGCGGACGTCGCGGCCGAGCGCCGGACGCACCACGCCCGCGGGTGGACCGCGCGGCTCGACGACGCGCGCGGCGTGGACCACCTCGTGCGACTGGCCGATCGATCCGCGCACCGGGGCGACGAGGACCGTCCGGGCTACTACAGCCGCGAGGGCCTCGTGAAGGCCGCGTCGCTGCTGCTCGCCGCGATCGACTGCCTCGACCGGACGGAGGCGGACCGTGGCTGACGACCTGGACCCGGCCGCCGTGGCGCGTGTCGCGGGTGCGCTCTTCGGTCACCGGTACGTCAGGGACGACGGGGAGTGCTCGTGCGGATGGGCGCTCGACGACACACCTGCGGACGCGGACGGGCCGCTCGCCGAGGACTGCCAGGTCGTCGAGCACCTGGCCCGTGTGGCTCTTGCCGCCGCTCACCGCAATGACGCCCCAGCACCCACCGGCCCGACGCTCATGCGCGTCATCACCCGCCTTGCAGACGAGTCCTCGGAGCATCAGCCGCAGTGGAGGCGGCTACCCGGTCGACGTGAGGCGGGTCCGCAGTGCTCCTGCGGTTGGGTGTTCTCGCCGCATGAGCCGCAGGACTGGACGGGGCACATGCAGGACGTGCTCCTGGATGCGGTCATCGATGAGCGAGGAGTCCACGTCCTCGCCGCCCGGGCGTGGCTCTCCGAGCGCACGCCGCAGACGACGGCGAGCACGGCGTGCGACCACGCGGAGTCCATGCACGGGCGCTGCGTGGGGTGCGGCATGACGTGGGAGCAGCAGGCGGCGTCCCGTCAGCCCGCCCCGACGGTGAGCGCGGCGCAGGTGGGGCGTGCCGCTGCTCGCGCGCGAGAGCACTGGGAGGAGCCGGACGCAGAGGGTCCGATCGACTGCCGATGCGGGGGCCACACCGGCCCGGAGTCGATCGAGGTGCACCGGCTGCTCGTCGCCCTCGGCGCCCTGGGGATCGCGGTGCGGCCGTGAGCCGAGTTCCCCGCCCTTGCTGGCGCTGCGGCACCCACGAGGGCGTCCAGCAGTACCTCAACGGCCCGGCCTGCCCGCAGCACACCCCCGCCGCGCTCGCGGGCCGCCCCGAGCCGCAGGCGCCCCCGCAGGCCCCGCGCAGCGGTCGCTTGACTTCCCGCACGGCGGCCGTCGTCGCGGTCGAGCTGGACACGCGCCTGCAGGCCGCGAAGAGGCACGCACACACCGCCGCCGAACGAGCCCGTGTCGGCGAGCAGGCCCACCGCCTGTACGGGCGCCTCGCGAACACCCCGCCGCCGTGACGACGAAGCCCTACCGCACGGCCGACTGCCGCTCATCGATGAGGAGACAGCCCACACATGGCATGGCTCAGGCTCGGGGACACCGCAGCCACGTACCCCAAGCTGCTCGAGGTCGCCGAGCACCCTGACGCCGACGAGTCGTCCGTCGACGAGGTGTTCGGGTGGTTCCTGCGGATCGCCGCGCAGTCTGCGCAGCACCCGCACGCCACCGACTACATCGTCACTCTCGCGACCGCGCGCATGATCGGCGGCACCCGCGTGCGTACGGACCGCCTCATCGGGTTCGCGTCGTTCGCCGGCCTCCTCGAGGTAGTCGAGGTCGACGACCGGGTCGCGCTCAAGCTGCTCAACGACCCCGAGTTCGTCCACATCAAGACCGGCGACGTGCTGGCGTTCGAGCGCCAGCGGCGCGCCGACAACGGCAAGCCCGAGATCACCACGCTCGTGCGGATGCGCGACGGTGACTCCTGCCGCTACTGCGGCAGGGTCGTCGACTTCCGCGCACGCACCGGCAAGCTCGCCGGCACCTACGACCACCGCCCGCCCGGCAAGCCAGCGGACCCCGAGCGCAGCGTCGTCGCGTGCAGCTCGTGCAACGCCACCCGGCAGGACAAGCCGCTCGAGCTCGCCGACGCGGACAAGCCCCTCCTGCCGCCGCCCGCGCTCCCGTACTGGTCGAGCGCGACCCGTGTGTGGCTGAACAACCACGCCCCGCTGCTCGCCGCGAACGGCCTCACGCCGCCCCCGCGCGCCGAGCGCGACTTCCGCAACCTCACCCCCGGCACCGTGCTGCAGCGCCCGGACGACGCACCCGACACCGGTGTGCGCTCCGCAGTCGCGCAGGCCGAGCAGGAGGCAGCACCCGAGTCCGGCGTGCGCCCCGCTCCCGTGCCAGCACCGCCCGGGCAGCCTCCTGCCAGGAGCCTGACAGGACAGGGCGGGGCTCGACAGGACCCAGCCGTGCACGGGACAGGAACCCCGGGACGGGACGGGTCGGGACGGGTCGGGACGGGACGGGGGGCCGCGCGCAGCGCTGGCCCGGACCCGAACGACGCGCGTGGTGAGCCGACAGCACGACGTACCCGACGCGGCCGCCGTGGTGGCCGTGGACGCACCGCTCCCCGAGGAGAGACCGCATGACCCTCACCGCACACGATGCTGCGCCTGCCCCCGACCTTGCTCCCGCCTCGCCCGTGCTGGTCGCCCGGGTCCGATCCCGTCTCGACGAGCTGACCGAGCCGCGCGTGCAGCGCACCCGCCAGTGGGTCCCGGTCCCCGGCGCTGCACCGCCGCGGCTCGAGGAGCGGGTGGTCGAGGTCCGCATGCCCGGTCTGCTCGCGCAGCTCGAGCACCCCGCCGACGACTCGACGGCCGGCTCGTCGTCCACCGGCCCCGGATCTCGCCCGCCCGGCTCGCTCGAGGGCGCGTCCTGGCTGCAGGTCGTCGAGCGTGAGGCCCGCGTCGTGGCGTCGAGCATGCTGGCCCGCCTGCTCGGGATGGCCGTCCCCGGCGTGCAGGTCACGATCCGCCCACGCCGCGTGCACGACTCGATCGCCGTCGTGCGGCGCTACGTCGGCGACCTCGACCGTGACGAGCTGCTTGACGTCGAGCGTGCGGTCCGGCGCTGGTGGGCTCGCGCGCGCATCGTCACGACCTGGGACACCGCGCCGTTCAAGCCGCACGCCGCGTGCCCGCACTGCGCGCACGTCGGCCGGCTGCAGCTGCGGACCCGCCCGATCGTGCTCGTCTGCCTCGAGTGCGGCGAGGCATGGGACACCGCATCGCTCGCCGATCTCGGCACCGTGTACGAGCTCGCCGTCGCCGCGGTGCCCGACGAACTCGCGGGAGCCCGCTCGTGACCGCCGAGCACGAGCGCGAGGAGGGCCACGGGCAGACGCCGCACCACTGCTCGTGCCACGAGTACCAGCACGCCGTGCCGTCCCTGGCCTGGCGCTGTGAGCAACGAACCGAACGAGGAGAGCCCCGATGCCCGTGACCAACGACGAGACGACCGGCCGCACGAGCGTGTGCCAAGCGTGCGGTGCCGACATCGAGGAGGCGCTGCTGCTCAAGGGGCTGATGGTCCGGCGCGGACCTGCGGGCGCGCGCGTCCCGTCGCCCGGTATCCCGACGTGGCGCCGGCTCGACCGCGGACCAGGCTCGGCCAAGTGCAACGCGGTCGCGTCGGGCCAGCACCAGCCGGCGACGGTCGCGACGGGCACGGCGTTCCAGGCGGGGCGTGTCGTGACGTCCTTGCGCACGGAGCCCACGCAGTCGTAGTCTGCCGTCCAGCGGGTTCGTCATGCCCGCAGGACAGGCCCGGACCTCACGGTCCGGGCCTTCGTGCTTCCCCGGGGTCCACGGACGAGCAGACCCGGGGGACGCAGGCCGTCCTCGACCGCACGTGGTCGGGGTGCTGGGGTCGGCAGCACGCGCGAGGGCGCGGGCATCGGCCGTCGCGCGGCCCGACGGTGCCGGCCCCTCCATCGACTCCCCCGCCCGGCGCAGCGCACCCGGCACACGCACCAGACCGCCGGGCCCCGGTGCACGCACCGCGACGACGCGTCCCGCGCGGCGATGAGCGGCAGCGCCCGAGGCTCAGCGAGACACGCAGGGCCGACGAGACCTGCACGGGCGGGGGCCAGATGTACGACGACGAGGGGCCCGTCACCGACGAGCTGCTCGCCACGTTCCGCGGGTCGCGTCGCTGGAAGCGGCTCGTGCTCGAGCTGTGCACGCCGGACTCGGTGTGCGCTCTGTGCAGCGGGGCTCGCGGGCCGATCCGGTTCGACCTGCGCCCGCACCACTCGCTCGGTCCGAGCCTCGACCACGTGACGCCGGCGTCGCGCTGCCGGTCTGCGTGGCAGCTCTGGGACCCCGCCAACCTGCAGCCGGCGCACTTCGGCTGCAACGCGGGCAAGCGGGATCGCGTGCCGGTCCCGGCGACCCTGCGGGGTTGGACCTGGTGACGCCCGACGTCGATGCAGGTCAGAGGCATCACCGCAGGTCAGAGCCGGTTTTTTGGTGGGCGGACGAGCCCGTCGAGCCGCCCCTCGACCTTTTTCTACACACCACGGGCTCCCCCGGGTAGCCGTCCCACACGTGTAGCCGAGGAGGTGCCGGACCACATGAGCGACACCCCTGCGATGTCCGCCCGGCACGGTGAGACCCCAGGTCAGCCGGGGTACCGCAAGGGCTGCCGTTGCAACGCCTGCCGCGACGGTCACGCCCGGTACGTCGCCGCCTGGCGCTCTCGCAAGCGCGAGGAGGAGATCGCCGCCGCGCTCGCGGACGCCGACCCGCTGGTCGCCGAGGAGGACGTCCGGCCGCCTGTCGTCGAGCCTGTCGCCGGCCGCCTCGACATGAAGGCCCGGCCCGGGCCGCTAGAGCGCGCGCTGCTCAAGGACCTGCGCAGGCCCGACCCCAAGGTCGCGTTCCGCCGGCACCTGCTGCGCATGGCGCGGCTCAACGCACGCGTGCTCGACCAGATCGACGTGCTCGAGCGGCTCGACCTACTGTCGCCCATCGAGCTGCGGCAGTTCGAGCTGCTCAACCGCATCGCGCGCCTGGGCTTCGACGGGCTGGACGACGACGACCCGGCCGATGGCGGTGCGGTCGAGGTGCCCGACGACGCGTCGGCGCTGCTCGAGGATCTCGCGAACGGTGAGTAGGGCCGGGCGCGCCGAGGCTGTCCCGCTGCACGCGACCGAGCGGCACCCGTCGCGCGAGACGCTCGGCGGCCGCGTCGCCCGCGTGCAGCGCAAGCTCGGGCAGGAGCCGATGCCGTGGCAGCGCAGCCTCTACGACGTCGCGTTCGAGATCGACCCGGCGACGGGCGGCCCTTGGTACCGCGAGGTCATCCTGCTCGTCCTGCGGCAGGCCGGGAAGACGACGATCGTGCGCACGGTCCTGACCGACACGTGTCTGTTCGTGCCGGACGCGACCGTCCGGTACACCGCGCAGAACCGCCTCATGGCGCTGCAGCGGCTCGAGAACGACTTCTACAAGCCGATCGCGCGCTCGCCGCTGTCGACGTTCTTCGACATGCGCGTCGGGCGCCGGCTGAAGATGCCGGGGTGGTCTGGCAAGACGGGCCAGGAGCACATCGCGTGGAGCAACGGCGCGAAGTGGTGGATCGACTCGGTCAAGGCGTCCTCGGGTCACGGTCCGTCGCTCGACAAGGGCGCGATCGATGAGGCGTTCGCGCACCAGGACGGGCGCGTCGAGCAGGCCATGCGCCCGGCGATGATCACCGTCCCGCACGCCCAGCTGTGGGTCACGTCGGCCGCCGGCGACGGTTCGTCGGCGTACCTGCGCAAGAAGGTCGACGCCGCCCGCGAACGGCTCATGACCGACCAGCTGCGCCCGCTGCACGAGCGCAAGTCGCGCACGCTGTACCTCGAGTACGCCGCGCCGAAGGACTCTGACCGCGCGGACCCCGAGGTCTGGTGGCGCACGCATCCCGCCCTCGGGTACACGATCACCGAGGGGGCGATCGCGGCCGACTTCGAGGGCATGGAGGACGAGGAGTTCGACCGGGCGTACCTCGGGTGGTGGCCGGAGCGGAGGGTCGCGACGTGGGTCGTCCCGCAGGCGACCTGGCGCGACAACGCCGTGCCCGCCGGTGAGATGGCCTGGCAGGGCGAGCCGGTCTGGGCGATCGACGTAGCACCCGAGCGCGACGTCGCGACGATCGGCATGGCCGGCGCTGCCCTCGAGGGCAGGTGCTTCGTCGACGTCATCGAGCGCCGCCCGGGTGCCCCGACCTGGTGCGTCGACAAGCTCGACGAGCTGCGCCGCCGCTGGGGTGGTCAGCACGTGGGGCTCATCGACTCCGCGCGCTCGCTGGCACCTGACCTCGAGTCGGCAGGGTTCGTCGTGCGCCGGCTGACCGCGCAGGACCGCATGGACGCCTGCGGCGCGTTCTACGACGACGCGATGGACCACCGTCTGCGGCACGTGCATGACGAGGACCTCGACGACGCGCTCGCGGCCGCGACGAAGCGGATGCTCACCCAGGAGGGTGGGTTCGTGTGGGCCCGCGGCCGGTCGCTGCGCGACATCACGCCGCTGTACGCCGCGACCGTCGCCCGCTTCGTGTGGGTCGAGCGGCACGCGGACGACTACGACGTGAACGCGTCGACGTACGACATGCCGCTCGACGACCCGAGCGGGATGGACATCTGAGAGGGGCACGTGTGCGTGACGTCCTGACCGATGCGCTGGACCTCGTCGGCGCCCTGGCGCTGGTCGTGGGCGTCGCGCTCGCGACCGGTGCGCTGGTCGCGAGCGTGGCCGGCGCGCCGGTCGGCGTGGCCGCAGGTCTCGTCGTCGGAGGTGCGCTGCTACTCGCTCTGTCGTGGCTGGTCGAACGACCGTCGCGCCGCACCCGAAGGGAGCACCGGTGAGTCTGTTCCGCCGCTCGACGTCGCTGACGTCCGCGCTCGAGGCAGGCGGACGCTCCCCGCGCAGTGCCGGCGCCCGCCGGGTCACGACCACCTCGGCGATGCGCCAGTCGGTCGTGTGGGGCGCGACGCGGCTGCGCGCCGACCTCGTCTCGTCGCTGCCGATCGACGTCTACCGAAAGGTCGGCGGCGTCAACGCCGAGGTCACCGCTCCCCCGGTCCTCATCGAGCCGTCCCAGGACGCGGACGGTCAGCCGATGAGCGCGGCCGACTGGCTGTACGCAGGTCAGATGAACCTGGACCGCGGGGGCAACTCGGTCGGGGTGATCACCAAGCGGGACGCCTTCGGGCTCCCCGCGGGCATCGACCTGGCGCCCATGGAGGACGTGCGCTTCCGCATCAAGGACTGGCGCATCGTCAAGTACTTCATCAACGGCGAGGGGTACGAGCCTCGCGAGGTGTGGCACGAGCGCCAGCACCGCGTCGCGGGCCTGCCGATCGGCCTCTCGCCGATCGCGTTCGCGGCTCTCGCGCTGTCCGGCGCCGAGCTGGCCGCCGAGTTCGCGATCGACTGGTTCGCGAACGGCGCCGCGCCCAGGGCGCACCTCAAGAACGGGGAGAAGGTCCTCAACCCCGTCGAGGCCGAGATCACACGCCGGCGGTTCAGCCAGCAGGTCGCCGCCGGCGGGCTGTTCGTGTCCGGCAAGGACTGGACGTACGACCCGATCTCGGCGAAGGCGGCCGAGGCGTCGTTCATCGAGCAGATGGAGTACTCCGACGTCGCGCTGTGCCGGTTCTTCGGTGTGCCGGCCGACCTCGTCGACGTCGCCGCGCAGTCGACGTCGCTGACGTACGCGAACGTCACGCAGCGCAACCTGCAGTTCATCCTGCTGAACCTCGGCTCGGCGGTGAAGCGCCGCAACGACGCACTCTCGCGGCTCGTCCCACGGCCGCGGTTCGTGAAGCTCAACTCCGACGCGCTGCTCGCGATGGACCCCAAGGCCCGCGCCGAGCTGTTCGAGCTGCAGATCAAGAGCCGTACACGCACCCCGGACCAGGTCCGGGGGCTCGAGGACGAGCTCCCGCTGTCCGAGGCCGACTACGCGCAGTTCGAGCGGCTTTGGCCCACGACCCGCCCCAACCAGGCGCAGACCTCCGGAGGCAACTGATGGACCCCGAGCTGCTCGAGCAGATCGCGGACGCCGGGCGTGAGCGCTCGCAGGCCGTCGCAGCCCGTGCCGACCGGCCGTCACAGCGTCGCTGCGGTCCCGAGCAGGGCGCGCGGGCGTGGGTCGCTGCGCCGGCTGCCCGGATGCAGCTGCGCGGCGCCGACGACGGCACCGGGCCCCTCGACTTCGAGGGGTACGCCACCGTCTACGAGCGCGGCTACGAGATGTGGGACTGGTACGGCCCGTACACCGAGATCGTGTCGGCCGGCGCCGGGTCGACGTCGCTGGCCCGCGCGGACCTCGACGTGCCGCTCGTGCTGCAGCACGCCGCGCTGCGGCGGATCGCGCGCACGACCAACGGCTCGCTCGAGCTGCGCGAGGACGACAACGGGCTGCTCACGAGAGCGCCGGCGCTCGACCGGGAGGACCCGGACGTCGCGTACATCGCGCCGAAGCTGCGTGCCGGCCTCATCGACGAGATGTCCTTCATGTTCCGCATCGTGCGCGGGCAGTGGTCCCCGGACTACACCGAGTACCGGATCGACGAGTACGACCTGCACCGCGGCGACGTCGCGATCGTCGCGTACGGCGCGAACCCGTACACCTCCGGCGCCGGCCTGCGCTCGTCCGAGGCCCTCGACATCGTCCGCACCCTGGACGAGTCGACGGCTCGTGAGGCCTTCACGGTTCTGCGCTCGCGGCTCGAGCCCACCGGGCCCCTGCCGCAGCGCGGGCGCGACGTCGTCACCCTCGACGACACGCGCCTGGTCGCGCTCGTCTGAGCCGACCGCACCACCCCCGAGACGCGTCGCGTAAGGGCCTGCCGCGCCACATGCCTGGCCGGGTACCGCCTGTCGCTGCTGGGACCCCACCAACACCCGACCGCCCCGTCACGGGGCAGGACAGGAGCACCAACGATGACGCTCGAGCAGCTCATCGCGCGGGCCCGGGAGCAGGTCAACGCCCGGATCAACCTGCGCAACGACTACGCCACGCAGCTCGAGGAGCTGCGCGCCAAGGACGACGTCGACGAGGCCAAGGTCGAGGAGCTGCGCTCCAAGAAGGCCGGGATCGACGCCGAGCTCACCGAGCTGCGCTCGCAGCTCGGTGAGCTCGAGGAGGAGAAGCGCCAGGACGACGCGGCCGCGCGGCTGCAGCGCGACGTCACCCCGACCGGTGCGCGCGGCACGCAGACCGAGCGCACCGTCGAGGCGGTGAACGAGGCTCGGACGTACGCGCAGGAGAACGACCCGAAGGGGCTGCGGTTCCTGTCCGACGTCGCTGCGGACTTCCTGGGCAACCGCGACGCGCGGGAGCGGCTGAGCCAGCACCAGGCGGAGGAGCGCGCCCTGCGCGGGGAGAAGATCACCCGCGCGGTCACCGCGGCCGGCTCGCCTGGTCTCGTCGTCCCGCAGTACCTGATCGACCTGTACGCGCCCAAGGGCCGTCCGGGCCGCAAGTTCGCCGACCAGTGCCGGCACCACGACCTGCCGGGGACCGGCCTGACGGTCTACATCCCTCGGCAGACCGCCAAGACGGCCGTCGGCCTGCAGGCGGCCGAGCTCGACACGGTGACCGAGGTCGACTACGACGACGAGCTGATCTCGATCTCGGTCCGCACGGCGGCCGGGTCGCAGACGATCTCGCGCCAGTCGGCGGAGCGGTCGCTGGGCACCGAGGACGTCGTGTTCGAGGACCTGCTGAAGGCCTACGACACGAACCTCGACTACCAGCTCATCAACGCGGCCAGCTGGGGCCTGCTGGCCGTCGCGAACGCGGTGACGTACACCGACGCGGACCCCACGGCCGCCGAGCTGTACCGCAAGATCCTCGGCGCGTCGGCGAACATCGAGGACGTCCTGCTGGACCTCGACGAGGACGACGTGTTCACCCTCATGCGCGGGCGCCGGTGGGCGTGGCTCAACGGCGAGGTCACCGACCAGAAGCCGTTCGTGCAGGGCGCCGGCGTGCCCACGGGCACGTTCGCGACCAGCGACGGCAACGGGTACGCGGCCGGCACGCGCGGCTTCCTGCCGAACGGCGGGCGCGTGGTGACGGACAACAACCTGCCGAACGGCCTGGGCACGGGCACGAACGAGGACGTCGTCGTGGCTGTCGCGCAGCACGAGGCGCACCTGTGGGAGGACCCGTCGGCGCCGATGTACATCCGCGCCGAGCAGCCCCAGGCCAAGAAGCTCGGCATCGACCTCGTCGTCTACGGCTACTTCGCGGCGTGCTTCAACCGCGTGGTCGACGAGCAGGGCTCGCCCAAGGCCGTGCACCAGAAGATCACCGGCACGGGCCTGGTCGCACCCGCGTTCTGACCCGCCCGTCTCACGATTCGGCGCCCCCGCCTGCACCTCGGGCGGGGGCGCCGAACCGCATCCCGGTACCCGCCACCGAGCCTCGAGGAGGGGCCAGCATGACCAGCAAGGACCACAAGGACGCGGCCGCCAAGCGTGCCGCGTCGCGCCAGGACCCCGGTGAGCTCCGCGCCGCGCTGCTCGTCGAGCGGCAGGGCTACGTGCAGCGAGGTCTCCCCGACCGCGCGAAGGCCGTCGACGGCCAGCTCAAGGCGCTCGGGGCGACCGAGGACCCCAAGGACTCCGCGGGGGGCCGACAGTCGCGCGGCGGCCGGCAGACGCCACCGGCGGGCAACCCCCCGATCGGCAAGACCGACGACGGCAAGACCGACGACGGCAAGACCGACGACGGCAAGGCCCAGGGCCCCGCACCGAAGACCGGCGCCGCCGCACCGCCGGAGTGACCCGGAGCTGTCCCGCCCGCCTGGCGCCTCCACAACGACAGGCGGGCGGACGGCCGCTCTCCACCGAGACGAGGGAGGTCTACCGATGGCGCTGGTCACGCCGGCCGAGGTCGCGTCCCACCTCAACATCACCCCGAGCCCCACCGGCGCCGAGCTCACGAAGCTGACCGAGCACACGACCGCCGCGCTCGAGTACGTCGAGTCGCAGTGCGGCCCGCTCGGTGACGCGGAGGGTGACGAGCTCACCTTCTCGGTGCGTCCGTCGGGCGACAGCCTCGTCCTGCCGGCCGCTCGCCTGGCGGCTGTCACCGAGGTCCGAGACCCCGACGACGCGCTCGTCGACGTCGCACCGGCACAGGTGGACCTGCTCGCCGGGGTCGTCGAGCGCGTCCCCGTCAGCGGCCCGGGCACCTGGCAGGTCACCGTGACCCTCGAGGGCCGCGGCGCGTCGTTGAAGCTCGCGGTGAAGATCATCGCCGGCCACCTGTGGGAGACCCAGCGCGGCCGCACGGACCCTCACCGGGCGGCGATGCACGCCAACGGCGGCGACCGTGACCGCGTGCCCGTGTCGCCGACAGGGTTCGCGATCCCCGCGCGCGCAGCGCAGCTGATCAGCCCCTTCGTCCTGCCTGGGTTCGCCTGATGGCGCCGCCGGTGCTCACGCGCGTCCCGCAGGTCGTCAGCTCCCTCGTCGCGATGTTCCGCGACGCGACCGACGTGCAGGTCCTCGATGGCCCGCACCTCGGAGAGGTGATGCTCGAGGCCATCTGCGTCGGCCTGTCCCCTGACCAGTCGCGTCCGGGCTACGACGTCGTCGTGACCGAGCAGCCCGGCTACGGCCGGGGCAGGTACACCGAGCAGTGGACGGTCTCCTCGCTCCTGACGGTCTCGTCCGGGGCCACCGACATGACCGTGCTGCGCTCGCGGGCAGCAGCGCTACTCGGTCAGATCGACGCGGCGCTGCGCGCGCAGCCGGTCCGCGCCGAGGTGTGGCAGCGGGTTGCGTTCGGCTCGCAGATGCAGTGGCTCCCGCTGCAGCACGAGCAGGGCGCGACGCTCAGCGTGTTCTTCGACGTCGTCGGCGCGAGCATCCTGTGACTCCGCCGGACGTCGGCGCGGCCGGTGTCCGGCGGCTCGCGTCTGACCTCGCGCGTGTACCGGACGAGCTGCGTCCCGAGCTGCGCGCCGCGATGCGCGGCGTCGGGCAGAAGGTCCGTGACCAGGCCGCCGCGAACGCGTCCTGGTCCTCGCAGATCCCGGCCGCGCTGCAGCTGCGAACCGGCTTCGAGGGGCGCCGCGCCGGTGTGACGGTGATCGCCTCGACAGGTCGCGCCCGGCATGCCCGCGTCTACGAGGGCATGGTCCGCGACCCGTTCCGGCACCCCGTGTTCGGGGACCGCGGCACGTGGGTCTCCCAGCCAGCCCGCCCGTACCTGCTGCCGGCCGCCGAGCAGGGCCGCGAGGACGCCGCCGCCGGCGTCGTGGCAGCCCTGGACACGGTGCTGGCACGTCGCGGCTTCGGCCGCTGAGAGGAGCGCTCGTGGACACCGTCGAGATCGCTCACCCGGACGTCGCGGGCACCGCGTTCGTGCACCCGCGCTCGGTCGAGCACCACCGTCGCGCCGGCTGGTCGCCGGTCGACGAGGCACCCACCGACCACCAGCCGGACCCGGCTGGTCCGAAGGCCGCACCCGTCGCGGGCGCGTCCGAGTACCCCGAGGAGTGACACATGGCAGCCCTGCCCGCGACCGAGCGGTTCTTCGCACCGGAGATCAGCAAGGTCATCTTCGTGCCCGTGATCGCCGCGGCGACCCGCATCCCGGTGCGCGCGGAGATCACCGCCGGCACCGACCTGACCGACGAGATCGCCGACCTCGACGGCTGGAACGTCGCCGCGGCGATGATCAACACCCCCGACCTGGGCAACCGCTTCGTCTCGCAGATCGGTGGCCGCCTGAACGCCGCCCAGTCCGCGATCACGTTCTGGGCGGACCTCGGCGGCGACGACGTCCGTGCGGTGCTGCCGCGCGGCACCAAGGGATTCATCCTGTTCGCCGACCACGGCGACACCGCCGGCCTGCCCGCGGATGTGTTCCCGGTCCAGGTGACCTCGCTCGGCAAGGTCCGCTCGGTCGGCGACCAGGGCTTCCAGATCACCGTCCAGTTCGCGATCACGAAGCCCCCGGCCGAGGACATCGTCCTGCCGGCGGCGGCGTGAGCCTGCGGGACCGGCTCGAGAGCAAGCAGCGGCGACGCGTCACCTGGACGGTCGAGGTATCCGACCCGTCCACCACCCAGGCGCGCGTCGCCGCTGCGCGTGCGCAGCTCGCGCAGGCCGAGGCTCTCGAGACGAGCGAGGAGTCCCGTGCCGCGCTCGCGGCCGAGCTCGCTGACGCCGAGCGCGCCGTCGCGACGCACTACGAGCAGGTCCAGTTCGAGGCGCTCGACCCGGACCTTTTCGAGGCGATGCTCGTCGAGCACTCCGACGCGGCCGGTGACGTCGACCGCGCCCGGATGCGCCCCGCGCTCGCGGCCGCGTGCGCGGTCGACGAGGGCCTGCGCGACGAGCAGTGGTGGGCCGACCGGTTCGCGTCCGGGGTGTGGTCCAAGGGCGAGATCGACGACCTGTACCACCTGCTCGTCACCGTCCTGAACTACTCCGTGCCGCGGGGTGCCTACTCAAAAGGCTGAGCCGCGACGGTCTGCTGGCGGCCCGCATGGCCTACTGCGGACCTCGCGGCATCCCGCTGCACGCGTTCCTGGCGTGGCCGCAGATGAGCCAGGACGCCGCCCTCGAGTGGGCGTCCTATGAGGCCCAGCGGTGCCGCTCGTGCGGCACCCACCCCGACGAGGGTCCCCGGCACGCGCACACCGACGTCTGCCCGGGGTGCATCCGCCAGGAGCGGGCCACCAAGGCGGCCAGCGACGAGCCGGGCGCGCACGTGCACCTGGTCGCAGGGGACCTCGCCTCCTGCCGCCGCTGCAACTCCGAGATCGAGGCGAACAGGAGGAGGTGACCTGTGAGCACACGCTCGCGTGACGTCCGCGTCAACATCACGTCGGAGCACGACGAGCGTGGGTTCAAGTCGGCCGAGCAGTCGGCCAAGGTCCTCGAGCGTGAGCTGAACAAGCTCGAGCAGCAGCAGCGCCGCCAGGTGCAGATGCAGACGCAGGCCGCGCGCGAGATGGCCCACGCGGAGGCGCAGAAGGCCGCGGCGATCGTCGAGGCGAACCGCCGCCAGGCCGACGCGATGCAGTCCGCCGGCCGCGTCCTGCTCGGTGTCTCGACTGCGGTCGCGGTCGGTCTGGGGCTCACCGCGAAGGCGGCGATGGACTGGGAGTCCGCGTGGGCGGGCGTCACGAAGACGGTCGACGGGTCTCCCGAGCAGATGGCCGCTCTCGAGCAGCAGCTGCGCAACCTCGCACGCACCCTGCCTGCGACGCACGAGGAGATCGCCGGTGTCGCGGAGGCGGCCGGCCAGCTCGGCGTGCGCCGCCAGGACGTCGCAGCCTTCACCAAGACGATGATCGATCTCGGTGAGACGACCAACCTGAGCGCCGACGAGGCGGCCACGTCCCTCGCGCAGCTCTCGAACATCATGGGCGTCTCCGCGCGGAGCGCGAGCCAGCTCGGCTCCACGCTCGTCGCGCTCGGCAACGACGGCGCGTCGACCGAGCGGGACATCGTCAGCATGAGCCTGCGGATCGCCGGTGCCGGCCGCACGGTCGGTCTGACCGCCCCGCAGGTCATGGGCCTGGCGTCCGCTCTGTCGTCGGTCGGCATCGAGGCCGAGGCCGGCGGTACGGCGATCTCGCGGGTCATGCTGCAGATCAACAAGGACGTCGACGCCGGCTCCGACACGCTCGAGGGGTACGCCCACGTCGCCGGCATGACCGCCGACGAGTTCGCCCGCAAGTGGAAGGCCGAGCCGGCCGAGGCGCTCGACGCGTTCATCCGGGGCCTCGGCCGCATGCAGGCCCAGGGCCTGAACACCACGGCGATGCTCGACGACCTGGGCTTCAAGGAGGTCCGGGTCTCCGATGCTCTGCGCCGTGCGTCCCTGGCCGGTGACCTGCTGACCGAGTCTCTGCGGACCGGCTCCGCGGCCTTCGACGAGAACATCGCCTTGGTCGAGGAGGCCAACAAGCGGTACGCGACGACCGAGTCGCGCCTGCAGATGGCCCGCAACGAGATCAACGACGCGGCGATCGACATCGGCGGGAACCTCCTGCCGGCGCTCGCGGGCGCGGCCGACGGCGTCGCCTCGCTCGCCGCCGGGTTCGGGTCTCTGTCCCCCGAGGTGCAGGGCGCGGTCACGAAGTTCGGCGCGGCCGCCGCGGGTGTCGCCGGCATCACCGGCACCGCGGCGATCGGGATCCCGAAGCTCGCCGAGCTCGCACGCACTATCACCGACCTGCGCGGCGGGTCCTCGCTGCTGGGCCGCGCACTCGGCGGCACGGCAGCCGTGCTGGCCGGACCCTGGGGCCTCGCCATCGCGGCGGCGACGTTCGGGATCGGCGTGTGGCTCATGAAGCAGGGCGAGGCTCGTCGTCGCATCGACGAGCTGACAGCCTCGATCGACGAGAACACCGGGGCGTGGAGCGACCTGTCACGGGAGATCGTGTTCTCGGACCTGCTCGAGTCCGGGGTGATCGACGCGGCCAAGGCTGCCGGCCTCTCGCTCGAGACGGTGCTCGACGCCGCCCTCGGCTCGACGGCGGCGTACAAGGAGCTCGAGAAGCAGGTCAACGCGACGTACGACGCGCTCGCAGCGTCGCCAGCGACCTATGACCCGAAGTTCGCTCAGGACGCGTACGAGGTCCTCGAGGGACTGCGGTCGAAGTCGGAAGAGGCGGAGAAGGCGCAGGCCGCGTACCAGCTGCGGGTGGAGGCCGGTCTCGGTCCCACGGACGAGGCGACCGCCGCGACCCAGGAGTTCAGCGGCGCGCTCGAGCAGGGCAAGTCCGCGGCCGACGAAGCGGCCGACGCGCTCGACCTGCTGTCCAAGGCGCTCGACAACCTCAACGACCCGACCCTCGACGCCCGTGACGCCGAGCGACGGTTCCAGGAGGCGATCGACGACGTCACGGACTCGATCAAGGACAACGGCGTCGAGCTCGACCTGAACACGCAGAAGGGACGCGCGAACGAGGCAGCGCTCGACTCCCTCGCCCGCGCCGGCGCACGTCGTGCGCAGGCCCTGCTCGAGCAGACCGGCTCCGAGGAGCAGTTCCGCGCGTCCCTCGAGCAGAGCCGGCAGGCCCTGTACGAGGCCGCGCTGCAGTTCGGGCTGTCCGAGGAGGCGGCGTGGGCCTACGTGGACCAGGTCCTCAAGGTCCCGCCGGTCGTCCAGACCGACGTCATCGCCGATACGGGCCCTGCGCAGCGGGCCATCGACCAGGTGATCCGGTACAACACCGGCCGCCAGATCCCGCTGACGATCCACACGAACGGGAACCTCACCCCGTACGTGCAGGGGTACGACAGCGGCGGGTGGACCGGACCTGGCGGCAAGTACCAGCTCGCCGGCGTCGTGCACGCCGACGAGCACGTCATCCGCAAGGAGTCGCGCGCGTCGATCGAGCAGGTCGCACCGGGGTACCTCGAGGCGCTCAACCGCCAGGGCGCCGCGGCGCTGCGCAACATCGGCGACGTCGCGTCGCGCGTCGGTGGTGTGTACGTGCGCGGCTCGACCGGCGCCGCGCTGCTCGCCTCGTCTCGAGGCGCCAGCGCCACCAGCACCCCGCCCGCGCCGATCGCCGTGCGCATCGACCAGGTCAACACGCGCGACTCGGCGGACGCGATCGCCGACGGCCTCATGACCAAGGCCCGTGACGCGCTCGCGGTGCACGGCCTGGTGAACCTGGCAGGAGGCCTCGCGTGAACCGCATCGTCTACGCGGTCCCCTACGTGCCACCGGCCCCTCCGGTCGACGCATGGCGGGGCATCGCGCAGCGGTGGGAGTCCCCGGACGGCTCAGTCTGGTCGCTGTCCGGGGATGCACCGTCCGGCATCCGCCTGATGCCGGGCGTCCGGGGCCTGACCGAGCCGCCGCGCGAGCAGTTCGTCGACGAGACCGCGGGCGTCGCCGGCGGTCGGTGGCGCGGGCACCGGGACCGGGTGCGGGACGTGTTCTGGCCGGTCTCGGTGTGGCAGGACACGGACTCCGAGGCGTGGCTGGACTACGACGCAGCGTGGTCGCGGTCCCTCGACCCGGACGTCCCGGGGCGGTGGGTCGTGACGCACCCGTCCGGCTCCGAGCGGCACCTGCTGGTGCGGTTCGCGTCGGACGGCAACCCGGCGTGGGACCTCGCACCGGGACTCCTCGAGTGGGCGTCGTACGGGATCACGATGCTGGCGGTCGACCCGTACTGGCGTGGTCTGACGGTCACGCAGTCGTGGTCGGGTGGGGACGCGGCACCTGAGGACTTCGTCGGGCACCCGCTGTACATCTCGGAGGGCTCGACGCTCGCGACGGCGGAGGTCACGAACCCGGGTGACATGACAGCGCACCCGGTGTGGTGGGTGCAGGACGTCGACGCGGTGGACGTGACGGTCGCGGGACAGGTGATCGAGGTCCCGGCGGTCGGCGAGGACCGGCTGCTGGTCGTCGACGCGGATCCGACCGCGCTGTCGGCGGTCGAGGTCGACGCCCCGCCGGCGACGTCGCCGGTGACCGGTGCTCCGATGAGCGACGGCGAGCGTGAGGCGTGGGTGGCCGAGCGGCTGCCCGGTGGTGTGGACCGCACGGTCGAGCTGGGGGCGGGCACCACGTGGGGTGCGCTGCCGGCGCGCGCCACGACGCAGGTGGGGATCGCGATGAGCGGGACGGGCACGGTGGGCGTGCGGTTCGTCCCGAGGTACCGGAGGGCGTGGTGAGCGACGACGAGGTCGTCGTGGAGGTGTGGGACAAGACCCGCACGCAGCGGGTGTGGATCGGTGACCCGATCCGCCTGACGGCCACCCCGAGGCACAACCAACAGCCCACGGGTGCGATCACGATCCCGCTGGACCACGGTCGGTTCGGGCCCCTGCAGACCCCTGGTGCGCGGGTCGTGGTCCGGTACCGCGACGAGCACCTGCTCGGTGGGCCGGTCCGCTCGATGCGCACCGAGGGCGGCGCGCTGGACCGGCGCGCGATCTTCGAGATCGAGGACGACTGGCGGCTGCTGACGCGGCTGCTGGCGTGGCAGGTCCCGGCCGCGGCGATCACGGCGCAGTCGGGCGCGGAGCACCACGTGGTCACCGGCCCGGCCGAGACGGTCGTCAAGACCTTGCTCGGTGCGGCGATCACCCGCACCGGCGCGCCGATCACGGTCGCGACGGACCAGGGTCGCGGCGAGGTGATCACGGTGCGGGCCCGCATGGCCCGGCCCGCGGACGTGCTACTGCCGCTGATCGACCAGGCCGGGATCGGTGTGACGGTCCAGCAGACCGGCGCCGGGTGGGTCCTGGACGTGTACGAGCCGTCGACGTGGCCGGGGGTCCTGTCGGAGGCCGGCGGCACCCTGGTCGACCTGTCGTGGTCGCGCACGGCACCGACCGCGACGCGTGTCGTGCTCGGCGCCGACGGCGAGGGCACCGACCGGACGTTCCGTGCTCTGGTCGACTCGGCACTCGAGACGCAGTGGGGCGACGTCGTCGAGGTCTTCGTCGACGCCCGGGACCTGAAGTCCGCCGACGGCGGGTTCACCGACGCGGCGACCACACGCATGGCGGCCGCGCTGGCGGCCGGCGCCCCGCTGACGGGCCTGTCCGTGTCCCTCGCGGAGGCCGGGCGGTTCCGCTACGGCGGTGCGTCCGGGGTGCACGTCGGGGACCTCGTGGCCGTCGAGCTGACACCGGGGGCTGCCCCGGTCACGGACGTGCTGCGCTCGGCGACCCTCACGTGGGACCGGACCGGTGCCCGTGTCACCCCCGTCGTCGGTGAGCGCCGCGACGACCCCGACGAGGCCACGGCGCGCGCGATCGCGGCCGCGCACCAGGCGATCCGAGTAGAGCAGAGGAGATGACCGCATGGCGATCACGTCCATCGGGTACGGCGGGCCGGTCAACGAGGCGCAGGTGCCGACCTGGGCGCGCGCGCTCGGCGGCCTGGACTACGCGGTCATGGACGCGGCCGCGTGGAAGGTCACCGCGGTCGGTGCGGCGGCCCGCACCGTGCAGGTCGCCGCAGGTCGGGGCGTCGGGCGCGGGATCTACGACGTGTCGGACGAGCCCGTGCAGGTCGTCCTGCCGAACCCGGCGTCCGGTCAGCTGTGGCACCTGGTCGTGGCCCGCCGCGACACCACCGCCCCCGGCGGCACGACGACGTTCACCTACGCCGACGGCGCGGCCGACCCGTGGGCGGCGCTGGCGCTGCGGCACACGTTCGAGACGACCGCGGGAATCACTGACGACCAGCCGCTCGCGCTGGTGCGGGTCCAGAAGGACACCGCCGCGATCGTGCAGGTCCAGCCCATGCGGTGCTGGCAGGCCAACGGCGGCACGGTCGGCGAGTCCGACTACGTGCGGGGGTACCTCGAGCGTGAGGGCACCCAGATGTGGGTCGGCCGGGACCTGTGGGTCCGTGGGGTGACCGCCGCCGGCGCCGCCGAGTGGGTCCGCACACTGCTGCAGCGGCCGGTGAACCTGCTCGCGGCCGGGTCGGCGATCGCAGGCGGTGCGCTCCCGGCGGGGGTGCCGGTCATGGTCCAGGCAGGCACCCACGTCGGCACGACCGACGCCAACGGCTTCGCGATCCTGAACCTGCCGACGCCGTTTCCGAACGGGCTGCTCACAGCGGTCCTGTCCTCCGGTGACGGTCAGGCCACCGGCTCCACAGTGTTCCAGGTGTCGCAGACGTCGGGCACCGGGTCGAACCGCACCCGCGTCGTCTACGCGGCGTACAGCCCTCCGAACAACCGGCGGCCGAACATCCTGCACCGGGTCAACTGGGTCGCGTTCGGCTGGTGACCCCCACCACGAGGAGACCGCTGATGCGTCAGGACGACCCGGCCACCCTGCCCGCGATCGACGACCCGCCCAAGAGTGGTGTGTTCGTCGACCACGAGGAGTTCTTCCTCGCCCCGACGCCGGAGGAGATCGCCGAGGGCAACCGCCTCGGCGAGGCCATCGACGTCAACGACGACCTCGACAACGGCCTGACCTCGTGAGCCAGGCCCAGGCGCTCGCCGCGGCGCAGTCCCTCGCGGCCCACCTGCAGCGCCGAGGCATCCGCGTCTCGATCGAGCTGCAGCCCGGCGTCGCCGGGTCCGGGTGGTACTCGTCCACGACGCGCGTCGCCGAGATGAGCCACCACACCGTGTCCCGCCGCTCGCAGGGCAACACGCCCGTGCTGGCCCTCGTGAAGCGCGGACGCCCCGACGTGCCGGGCCCGCTGTGCAACGGCTACATGGGCTTCGACGAGGTGTACCGCATCATCACGGTGGGCTGGGCGAACCACCCCGGCGCCGGCGGCCCCCTGACCGTGGCCGGCCGGACGATCCCCAAGAACAACGCGCGCCCCTACGTGTGGGGCACCGAGTACGAGGGCGGCCTCGTCGTGGCCGACTTCACCCCGTCGTACCGCTCGGCGATGGCCCGCGCCAATGCCGCGATCCTCGAGTGGCTCGGCCGGCCCGTCGAGGCGCACATCGAGCACGCCACCTGGGCGCCGGGACGCAAGGTCGACCGCCTCGGGTACACCGCCGCCGCGGGCCAGGCCGAGATCCGCGCGGCCCAGCTCGCGACCCTCCCACCCCACGTCAAGGAGCCCGTCATGGCCGGTCCCGTGCGCCTGAACCTCAACGGCGCCATCCACTTCGTCGACGTCGCCACCGGCACCTTCGTGCACATCCCCAACCCCGAGTACAACACCGCGCTCGGCGAGGGCCTCGGCGGGCGACTGGTCGAGGTCAACCAGCGCCAGTTCGACGTGATCGGCGACTTCTGCGCCCGGGTGCGCGCGCAGCACGCCGCGTTCAACTCGACTGACCGCAGCAAGGTCGACCAGGTCTACGAGTGGACCAAGGGCATGCACCCGAACGTCCAGACCCGTCTGCCTCTGGTGCACACAGCTGTCGAGGCGATCGGAGCCGCCGTCGCGAAGCTCGACGAGCTCGACGTCGAGCCGGTCGTGGCAGCTCTCGTACCGGCAGTGGTCGACGCGCTCGCCAGCCGGAGCGGCATCACCGTCGAGCAGGTCCGCGCGGCGGCCGAGCAGGCGGTGCGCACGGTCCTGCGCGACGGCGTCGACGCCACCGCGTGATGCCCGACCGCATCGTGCGCGGCATCAACGGCCCGCGCGGAACGGTCCTGCTGGCCGGCGGGCTCCTGGCTGCCATCCACGTGATGTCGTGCCTGCCGGCCGGGACCGACGGCCAGCGGCTGCCGCTGGGCCTCGAGCTGCTCAACCAGGCCGTCCCGCTGGTCGTGTACGCCCTGGTGTGGGCCGTCCCGGCCGCCCTGGCCGGCTGGGCGGCGTTCCGCGGCCGCCACGGCCAGGTGCGCCGCCGCACCGACGTCGCCGCGTTCGGGACCCTCACCGGGGTCCTGGCCCTGTGGTCCGGCACCTACGTCCTGGGGTGGGTCTTTGACCCCCACCCGTCACGGGCGTGGATCGGCGTGGGGATCTACCTCGCGCTGGCCGGGATGGTCGCCGGCGCCGGTCGCATGCTCAACCCCAACCCGGACCACATGGCCGCGCGACGAAGGGGCCGGGTGTCGTGAGCGATGGAGCCCTGATCGCGCTCATCACGTCGGGGCTCGCGACCATCGCGACCGTCGTCGCGGCCGCGCTGGCCCGCCTGTCCCACCGCGACGGCGGACTCGAGACCCGCGCCCAGCGCCTCGAGCGGGAGAACCGCGCCCTGAACGACTACTGCGGCGCCCTGCGCGCCGAGGCACGCAACCACGGCCACGAGCCCCTGCCGTGGCCCACCACCCTCACCAACTGACCCACGGAGGTCCCCTGATGTCCGCTCGTGCCCTGCTCACCATCGACTGGTGGACCGCCGCCGGTCAGCGCGCCGCGTACACGGCGCTGGTCGTCCTGCTGCCCTACGCCGCGCTGGTGTCCACCGGCCAGGTGCCCGTCGTCGAGGCGCTGCTGGCCGTCGCGCTCGCGGTCGTGGCGTCCCTGGCGACGTCGGCGGCCGGCCTGCCCGAGGTCGACGGACGTGACGTGCCCCTCGTCCTGGCGGTCCTGGTGCGGGTCGTCAAGACCGCGGCGCAGACCGTCGTCGCGGCGCTGGGGTCCGCGGTCCTGCTCACCGACGTCGACTGGCACACCGTGTGGCTCGCGGTCGCCGCCGCCGCGCTCGGCACGCTGATCCGCACCCTGCTGGTGTACCTGCCCGAGACCACGGCCACCGAGTAGCGAGCCGTGGACGTCCCGGCGTGCGCGCACCGCTGCGAGACGGTGCAGGCCCGTGTCCTGCAGATCGTCCGGCTGACCGGTCAGGACCCCGCGGTCGTGCGCCTGGCCGGCGGCATGACCCGCGAGTACGTGCCGCCGGTCCCACCGCGCGCCGCGGCCCCGGCCACTGCCCGGTGCGCCGCCTGCGGGCACCTGTACGGCGGCCCGGGAGCCGTCACGACCGCGCGCGAGTGCGCGGACCTCGACACCGGCACCACCGACCAGGACTAGGAGGAGGACTCGTGGCCTTCGTGTTCGACGGGCTCGTCGCGATCAACCCCGACACCAACCTGCCCGAACCCAACGGCGCCGGGCAGGTGTACGCGCTCGCGGACGAGTCGCTGACGACACCGCTGACGGTGACCGACCTGTCGGGCGCCCCGATGACGGGGGTCAACTCCGGGCCGCTGGGGCTGGTGCAGACGTTCGTGCACCCGACCGAGGCGCGCGTGCAGTGGGTGTCCGGTGGGGTGCGGGTCGTGCTGTCGTCCCTGGACGGCCTCATCGCCGCCGTCGCGGCCGCGCAAGGCGCCGCGCTGGCCTCGTCGCAGGCGGCCGCGCAGGCCTCGGCGGACCTGCAGACGTACATCACGACGTACCCCGGCTCGGGGCGCGTCATCGAGGACGGGACGGTCGCCGAGCTGATCGTCGACGAGGACTCGGCCACGCACGCGGCGGTCATCTCCGTGGCCGGGGCGGCCGGCGGCGGGGACGCGCTGGCCTCGGACCTGTACGCGGTGCGCAAGCGCACCTCCGGCGGGTCCGGCCCGTGGGAGCCGGCGAACCGCGGGAACTTCGCGGGCATCATGTGGGTGGGGGTCGACCCGTCGTCGGTCGAGCAGCTGCCCGGGGACATCCGCTACGTCCCGGTGGACGGCTGAGGTGGAGACCCGCGTGGAGTCCTGGGCCGTCGGGACGGGCATCGAGACCCGCCGCGGCCGCCCCAACCGCTACTACGACCCGAGCTTCGAGATCGGGGTCCGTGAGCCGAACGCCTCGAACACCGGGCCGCGGGTGGCGACCTCGTCGCTGACGGTCTACGACGGCGACGTCACGAACGTGGCCCCCGGTGAGGTCCTCGAGCGGATGCTCATCACGGGCCAGTTCATGCCGAACAACCCGTGCATCATCCGCGACTCGATCATCCGCGGCGGGCCGATCGCGCACGAAGAGCTCATCGGTCTGGTCGACCCGCGCAAGAACACCGGCGACCCGATCCGGCTGGAATTCTGCACCCTGGACCCGGCCGGGGATGCCGCGGTGGGGCACATGGGATTTCGCCGGGGTGGTTTCTCGGCGTACCGGTGCAAGGTCGTCAACGTCGTGGACCACGCGCACGTGCACGGAAACGGGTCGTTCCCGAACACGGTGAACAAGATCGTCCAGCTGCACGCCTGCTACTTCGCGCACTCGCGCTGGTACCCCGACGACCCGCGGCAGGGCCCCGAGGGGAGCCACTGCGACTTCGTGCAGGCGCACGGGTCGCTGTCGCTGCTCGAGATCATCGGGTGCTCGTTCGGGAAAGACGGCTCCCGGGCGAACACGTCGTGCATTCTCCTGCAGCAGCACCACGGCCTGTACGGGAAGATCGTCATCACCGACAACTGGTTCTACGGGCACCAGACGTCGGGTTCGACGTTCAACATGTCGGAGAACCGGGGTGTGCCGTACCTGGACCTGACCTACCACCGCAACCGCATCGACCGGACCGGGAAAGCGCCCCGCATTCTGATCCGGGCGATGTCGCGCGTCCCGGAGAACTACGGGTGGATCGGCGACCCGGCCGCGTCCCCTTCGACGTGGACCCCCACCGCGAACGCGAGCGTGTTCATGGACGACGGCACGCCCGTCCCGATCAACAAGGGGGACTGACACGGTGGCGATCTACACCAACACCGGCCGGGGCAACACCGACGGGCAGACGGTCACCGGCGCGAACAGCGCGCTGGGCGGGGACAACGCGCTGGCGGCGGTCACCCCGACCGGTGGGGTGTGGACCTACACCGACGACAACCTCTCCCCCGACGGGCCCGGTGACGGGCGCGGGTACCGGGCGTCGCTGACGTCGGGGTCCGCCGCGACGTACATCCGCGGCGACGACGAGACGGTCGACGGGTCGCGCGGCGGCGCCCGGTTCTGGCTCAAGGTCCCCGAGGCGACCCCGTCTGGGGACTTCCAGGTGTTCCGGGCGATCCCGCCGGCGTCCGTCGGCGCCGGCGCGGTCGCCTCGATCGTCGCACGCACCAACCGGACCTTCCGTGTGCTGCTGGGCACCGCGACGTTCCTGGCCGCGTCGGACTCCCCGGCGCTGGCCGCGGGCTGGTACTGCTTCGAGCTGCTCGCCGACCCGACCGGCGGGCGCGTCGACTTCGTCATCTACAACGCGTCCAAGTCGCTGGTGCACTCGTGGGTCGGCACCGGGCTGGCCGTCCCGAACGTGCCGGGCCGGTACCGGTTCGGCACCCAGGAGACCGGCCAGACCGGCGGGTGGGCCACGTTCGAGCTCGGGTCGATGGTCCGCTGGGGCGCCAAGGCCTCCGGGCTGATCGGCCCGGGCGAGCCGGCGCCGCCGGTCCCGCCGCCGCCGCCGACCACGACGTCGAGGGTCTCGCACTACAACACGGCCGAGGGCCTGACGGTCGACGTGCCGGCGCCGCTGGGCGGCGGGTCGGTCACCGGGACCGAGGGCATGAAGTGGGACGCCCGCCACGGCGACGTCCCGGTCACGGTCACCGGCACCAACCCCGCGCACGGCACCCGCGCCTACCGGCTCGGCGCGGCGTCCGGGCAGGCCGCGTACACCCAGTGGTCGGTCGCGACCCGACGCCTGGCCCAGCGCATGTACCTGCGCGTGCCGGCCGCCCCCGGCGCCACCACCCAGGTCATGAACTGCCGCTCGGAGGCCGGGCGCGTGGGGTCGGTGTACCTGACCTCCGACGGGCGCGTCGGTGTGCAGGACGGCCTGTCCCAGGTCGCCCGGACCCTGTCCGGGATCCCGACCTACCCCAACGCCGTCCTGCGCCTGGAGATGATCACCGACATCGACCTCGGCACGATCTGGGCCGCGTGGGCGACCGGCGACGGCGGCTGGTCCGGGCAGGCCGAGCTGCAGCTCGACGACCTCGGCGGCCTGCCGCTGACCATGGCGCACTTCGGCAAGTGCCACGGCACCTCCTGGAACGCCACCGACGCGGTGATGGACGACATCGCGATCAACGTCGCCCCCACCACCCCGATCGGCCCCTACGCCGCGGTGTACACCCTGCAGCCCACCGTCGGCGCCGACCTGGACCGCGTCGAGCCCGGCACATGGTTCGAGCTGACCGGCCGCGGCGCGGAGACCTGGGAGCAGATCCCCGCCACGGGGCACCCGACCGTCCCGATCGCGCAGGACGGCTCCAACGCCGGCGGCATCACCCCGTACACCGTCGACGGCGCCCTGCTCGAGTTCGACTTCGGCGGCGCGGTCCAGAGGGTCGACGCCCTGCCCGCGACCGCCCGCATGGTCACCGCCAGCGGCGAGGTCGCCCTGGCCGAGCGCGTCGTGCGCCCCGACCTGCCACCACCAGCACCCGACGACGAGTAGGGAGGGCACCACCGTGGGCCTGTACGACCAGATCGTCGCCGCCGGCCGAGCCGTCGCCGACGACCACGACGCCGAGCTCGCCGCCCTGCAGGCCGAGCTCGACGTGGCCACAGCCGCCCTGAGCGCCGCGCACACCAACGGCGCCGCGCTCGCGGGCGAGCTCGCGCAGGCGCGCGCCCAGGTGGTCGACCTGCAGCACGAGCTCGCAGAGCGTGACGCGCAGCTCGCAGAGCGTGACGCTCTGATCGCGGACCTGCGCGAGCAGATCCGGGTCCTGACGCCGGACCCGTTCGTGCTCGGGCAGACCGAGCCGACCGCTGCGAACACCGGGTGCCGCATCCCCCGCGCGGACCTGCTGCACCGGCCGGGGACCGTGACGAGCACGCACCCGGTGACCGGGGCGCCGCTGCAGCGCGGCGACGTCATCTCCGGGGTGCGGGTCTCGCGCCTGGCGATCACGGTCCCTGGCGTCGTCGTGCGCGACGTGTGGGTCGACGGCGGTGGTCTGAGCTACGGGCCCAACCCCGGGACGGACTACCACCGGCTCGTTGACGCCCGGGCGTGCCCCGGCGGCGCCAGTGACGACGACCTCGTGCGGTACGAGCACGTGACCGTCGACCCGGCCACCCGCTCATACCTCAACGTCGCGTTCCAGGGCTCGAACTTCCGCGCCTACCGGTGCCTCGTGGTCGGCGTGACCGACGCGTTCTCGCCGCACTCGACCGGCTCGCAGGTCCCGCGCGCCGTCGACATCCTCGGCTGCTACGCCGCGGACTTCTACATCGACGCCGACCCGAACCAGTCCGACGGGATCGTGCACGGGGACTTCGTGCAGTCCGGCGGCAAGCTGCGTCGCCTGCGGATCGAGGGCAACGCCGTGGCCGGCGGCGGCGCGACGTCGCTCGGCAGCACCGCCCGCCCGCGCACGTCGAACGTCCTCCTGCAGACCAACGCCGGGGCGTACAGCGGCGAGGGCGTGAGCATCGTCCGCAACTGGCTGCGCGGACACCCGGCCGCCGGGTCCACCGTGAACGTCCCGGTGAACATCGCCGCCGCGTTCGAGCTGGTGGACAACGTCATCGCCAGCACCGGCAAGACCCCGCGGCTGCTCATCAACGCCGCGGTGCGCGCCGCGGCCGCGACCGCGATCGCGAACAACGTCCTCGACACCGGCGCCGCGGCGACCGTCAACAACTCCTGACCCCCGGCGTGACGACGCCCCCTCCCGCTTCGGCGGGAGGGGGCCGTTTCGTCATGCCCAGGCGCGTGCGGGGTCCCCGAGCTCAGCCGCGGGGGACGTGTTCTGGACGCGGCCCTCCGCGGGGGTCGTCGCCGCTGAGCCAGGTGGTCAGGCGGTGGGTGGCGTTGCGGTCGATGGTGCCGCGCAGGCGGTCGTAGTGGGCCAGGGGCGCGAGGTTGGCCCAGCCGGCGGAGGCTGCGACGTCGCGCGGCGGCACACCGGCCCCGCTGCCCTGTGGCAGCGGATCCTCAACGAGCGCCCCATCCCGCCGCGGCACCTGCAGAACATCACGCGCATGCCCATCCCCGTGACCGCCCGGATGGTGTGGGAACGCGACGGCGTCGAGCTCGTCGACACCGTCGCCGTCGACTGGGTCGGACGGGACGTCCTCGTGCGCGTCACCGGCCCGCGGCGGCAGACCTCGGGCGTGTGGCTCGACGCCGCCGACGTGCGGCGGCGGTGACCTACTCGCCAGCGAGGGCCCGACGAGCCCGTGCTTGCCGCTCGGCCTCATCGGGGTCGATCGGGGCGGCCGCGCCGCTCAGGAGGTACCGAACGCCGCCGAGGCGGTCGACGTGCTCGGCGAGCCGGTGCACGCCGACCGCGAGCAGCGCGACGCCGAGCACGGTCAGCAACGCGCCGACCCACACGAGCACGCTGCCACCGCCGCCGCCGTAGCGGCTCGCCGTCGTGAGCCGCTCGACGTACCCCGCGGCTGTCAGGGCCGGAGCGAGCAGCGTCACCACCAGGCCGGACGTGAGGAACATCGCGCACGGCCGCGGCGTCGTCGCCGTAGGTGTGTCCATACGGGTGATGCTCCCATCGGGTGACGTCCCACGGCACCGCTCTCACGGGTGAACGTCCTACGCAGCGGCCTGCACGACGCGCACGAGCGCGTCGTGCGACGTCTGCACGTACCGCGCGGTCGTCTCGGGCCGCGAGTGGCCGAGCACGCGCCCGAGCGCGAGCAGGTCGGGGTTCACCTCGTGCGAGCGGGTCGCGAACCGGTGCCGCAGCTTGTGCCCGGTCCAGTCGCCCTCGAGCGCCTCGGACAGCAGCTCGGTCACGCGTCCAGCCGACAGGTGCCCGCGACTGCCGGGGAACAGGTACCCCTCGCCGTGCTCGAGCGCGGCGACGATCTCGGGGTGCACGACCGGCACGCGCCTCGTCTTGTCGCCCTTGCCGGTCACGTACAGCACGCGCCCGTCCCAGTCGTCGCAGTGGGTGCGCGCGATCTCGGCGCACCGCATCCCCGCGTACGCGGCGAGCAGCAGCATCAGCCGTTCGCGCGGTCGCGCCTGCTCGAGCGCACGACGCAGGACGGCTTCGGGCGCGGGCTTCGCCTCGCCCGCCGGCACGGACACGGGCGGCAGACCGACCGTCGGGTCGACGTCGACCAGGCCCTCGAGCGCGGCCCAGCGGTAGAAGCCGACGACGGACTGCCGCGCCGACTTCATGGTCTCGGCGGATCGTCGCGCGTAGGTCGCGACGAACGCGGCGACGTCGCGGCGGGTGAGCGCGGCGGGTCGGCGTCGGCGGGCGAAGACTGCCAGGTGCCGCAGGTAGTGCCGGTGCAGCCTGATCGTGCCGGCAGACCTGCGCGCTGCGCGCTCCGCGATGCCGTACTGCTCGATCGCCCACTCCCACGTCACTCCGACCGCCTCCTTGCGCTCCACCCGCGCCGGACCGGTGCGGGTGAACGCCTTCATCGGCTCGTGGTCATCGTGGGTGAAGACACCGGCTTCCTGCTGGGGGCCGTTCGGGTGGACAGGTGCACCGTCCGCGGCACGCGGCCTCACGAAAGAGGGAGCGCCGGGGCCGCGGATGCGACCGCCAGGGCCACCTCCCACGCCTCGCGCGTGATGACCCCCGACCGGTTCATCTCGTCCGCCAGCGCCGCCACGAACGCCCCCGCCGCGCCCGGTGCCGGCTGCCCCACCGCGCGACGCGTCACGACGTCGCTCGCACGCTCCTCGGCCTCGTGCGCACCGAGGGCCGGCACGACGACGAGCCGCGGCCGCTCGGCCGCTGGTGCCGTGTACGACTTGCCGTCGAGGCCGACGATCAGTGCAGGTGAGGAAGATTCCTCACCTGCACTGACCGGGCCGACGAGCTCGAGCGCGCGGCGGTCGTTCACGACGGTCTTCTGGTCCGCGCCGACGATCGGCGCGATCGCGCGCGAGCTGAGCCCTTGCCCTGTCAGGTACCCCACGACCTCGCGGCGCTCGTCGCGCGGCAGCCGCACCGGCTCGAGCACGTCGACCAGGTACGCCGTCCACGACGCGTACCCGAGCACCGCCCACACCTCGTGCTCGCGTGCCTGCTCGACGAGCTGGCGCAGCCGCGCGAGCCGGTCGCCGATCTCCCGCGCCGTGTGGCGGATCGCCTCGGTCAGCGCGGCGGCTGCAGCGCGCGTCACCGGGCCGTCCGGCAGCGCCGGCACGAGCGGTGCGGCGCCGGTCAGCACGTCGACGACGCTCGCGCTCGCGGGCTGCGGCAACACGGCGGGCAGGGACGTCCGGCGGCTCAT